TATATGCTTTAGCTAGTCCTCCAGCATCTGGTAAAGGTATTGTTCTATTAATAAACTCTGTCATAAGTTGAGGACCCGGAGTACCATGTGGTTTCCCATCAATAACTGCTGATTTTAGTTTATTTGTTGGACCCAAAACCTCCTCTCCAGTTAATTGATTAATCCAGAACTTTCTATATTCTGGGAGTTCATCCTCAAAAAATGATGTGAAGTATTTAGCATCATCTGGATTTACACCACCATTAATAATAAGATCTTCGTTAGTAACTGCCATCATCTCTTTTGCTACTTCATATAAACCTAGATCATCTCCATCTTCTAAATCAATTGCTTTATTTAATATCTTCGTTTTATCACTTTGGTTTATTGTTGTCTGGTCCATCCATAACTTCATTTGATGTAATGTCTGATCCATTTGATCTATATCTAAGAATCTATAAGGTAAATCTGCTGCGTAGCTAGCAATAATCTGTCCAATTCTACCAGAATCCATAAGACTAGCTTTTATTATTTTTGCAGAACCGAATAGCTTCCCTGTACCTATAAGTTGTTCTGGAACATTAGGAATCAACGACTCAGTAAGCCCTCCTAATGCTCTACCTAATCCTCTTTTTGTTGGACTTCGTGTACCAAAACCAAAAGGTGTAGAAATAGGATTTCCTAAAACTTCATCATTTAATAACTTTCTTACTGCTTTAACTTTATTTTCAACTGGCCTTGTGGAATATTGAATATCTTTTAGTTTTTTTAACATTTCACTATCTGTTACTCCTGTCAAATTCATAAATTCATGTGTGTTTTGGTTAGTAGCAAGCCAGTTTATAAGTTCCTCTGCACCTTCATCATGCTCTAAATAATCCTCAACTCTACGACCAGATACCCACTTTTTAATTCCTGTATCATTTAGACCTAGCTGCTTTTTTTGGGCATTTGTCAATTCTTTACTTCCTTTTTTACCGGGAGTTCCCTTATGAACTTTCTTCATTATATTCTTAACCAACTCTTCAGATGGTTTTAATGTTCTCCTACCTGCAGTTAAAGCTTTAGTACCTAATAAGAAATAGTTAGCTGGATCAAGAAACATTATTTTCCCTGCATCAATTATTCCAGACATAACATTAAAAGGTCTACTTCCCGGTTCCATAACTAAATTAGCTGTAGCTCTTCCTAAAGATATAGGCATAGCTACTTGATTTCCTTGATTGTCTTTAGTTGTTATAGAAAACACACCTGACTCTTCTTGCATCCTTCTATCTATATCAGTTATAGGACTTCCTAAATAAGAATTTATATTTTGTACTGCCTTATCTGGATCCATACCCTTTTGAACCATATATTTATATTCTTCATAAAATTTAGAGTTAGGATTGTTAGGATCAAACTCATCACTATCTGGAATAAATCCCTCTCCTAAATTAACTCTGTTCCCAGATTTTAACTGTCTTAAAGCTTGCCTTACAGTTGAACTACCAGATTGTGCATAAGCATCTTGAAATGTTAATTGATCTTTATAATCTCCAAATGTTGATGCTATAAAAGAGTTTATTGGTCTATCTACCCAACTTCTATAAGCATCTTCTAAACCTAGTAGGCCTAATCTAACTCCTGCTTTTAATCCTCCCCCAAACTTACCTAAAAGACCTTTCTGATTATTCTCTACTATTCTTTTAGATACTTCTTGTAATACTTCTGCTTCTGGCTTTACTTGAAGTAAAGTTAATGCTGATATAACATCCGGTGAGAAATTAGGATAAGCTTTTGAAATTGCAGAAGCTCTCTGTGAATCATCACGTGTAACAGAATTTTTTACTTGTGAATATTTTTTTTGTCTTGCGTAAATTTCAGCATAAAGATCTTGTTCCTCTTTGGGATTATCAAAATAAGCAACTCCCATTATTCTGTCTCGCTAGATGACTGCCATACACTTCCTACACTATTTAACAATGATAATAACTCTGGAGTTGGATTTATTTCTGCCATGGCTCTGATTAACATTAAATAATCTGGTTCTAATATTTGATTTCCTGCATCCCCTATCGTATCTATTGGCATATCTGGATAACGTGTTTGTCCATAAAGATCTACTTCATCAACTGGATTAATTACTACATTCTCATCATCAACAATCTCTCCTTCAACTACTCCTGTATCATCTTGTACAGTAGGGTCTTGTCTTACTTGTTCTATTAATTGTTTCTCTTCATCATAAGAACCACTAACCATTCCTTTTACATCTTCAACAGTAGGTGCTTGGCCATCTGTTCTTCTTGATAACTTTCCGGGACCACTAACAGCTGCGGGTTTTTTTACTCCGCCTCTTCTGCCAGATTGCCTAGAAGATCCATTTGCCATTTATATCTCCCATATCTATATCATCCATTAATACTCCGATAATGAATGTATTACCTAAATCAATTCTTACAAAAGGCATAGGTTGTGGTGGAGGTGTTGGTTCTTCTAATATCTCCATACTATTAATCCAAACATCTCTAAGTCCACTATGGACTATATTTTCAAATTCCATATCATAACTGTTCTGGGACATCTGGACCTCCTCCCCCTTGTAACAATAGACTTCTTATATCTGGTGGTGGACCTTGAGGAACTTGAGGTTGTCCTTGTTGCATTAATTGGTCCATCATAGCTTGTTCTGATTCTGGGACTTCTTCTTCTGCAGTATAGAATTTATCTAATACAGTCTGCATGTCATCTGGATTCTTTAATATCTGTACTAATGCCATTGTAGCTTTAGGATCTCCTTGTGTAGCTTGTACTTTCAATGTCTCAAACAATACTGTCTCTGCTTCTGACTTTGTAATTCTATTATTTATTTTCTGTAGATTTTCTAATCCATCCATATTCTCTTGTAATGTTTGCTTATCAATTATCCCTGCTTGTAATAATTGTAAACCAGATACAATTTTAGTTGGTTCATCAAATCCTGCCATAACACCATAAACTCTTCTTGTTTCATATTGACCATCTATATCATTTTTAGGGACATAATATTCTGCATAAGCTCTATCTTTGGCATAACCAGATATTGGTTTTCTTTTACTTCCATTAAGTACTTCATCCATTTCTAATCTTTTAGCATCTACTTCTTCTAGTGCGTTCTTTAATGACAACTGATACTCTCTAACATTCAAATCAACTGATGACATTAATTCTTGCAATCCTCTTCCTGTAACAAATGAATTAGGAGATTGTGCATCATCAGTAACTGGATAAGAAGAACCTAATCTAAGTTGCCTCTCTATCCTATCTATTTGTTGAAACATTTGGTAAGGAAGATTATTAACTGGTTTAGCAACTTGACTTCCCGGTGATAGATAGTTAATTGCAAATCTACCTCTCTTATAAGCACCAGACTCTAGTTCTCCTACAATATTTGTTTCAGTAAATACTGCATCTTCCATAGCAATAATGGATAAAACATTTATCTTTGCCATAGCTGCCATGAGTCCTAACACATGATCATATTGTCCTTGTAATCTATCAAAACTAAATCTCTTTGCTAGTACAAATCTAGGACCACTCTGTAATGGATTAGGTGTAAAATCTAATATTTGTTTTGTTGTAGGGTAATAAACATAGGTTCCATCTTCGTTGTAATACTCTATTAACTCTTCTCCCTCAGCAGTATTATTTTCCCAGCTTCTTGCATATTGATCTTTATATAATCCCTGAGACCATCCACCACTATATTCTCCAGTTGTATCTTGTATATCTACTTTTGCATGAGGATATAAATTTTTAATAGTCTTTACTGGAACAATTCTAACTAAAGCTAGCTCTGTTGGTTGTTGATCTGGTCCATAGTAACCGGGGAAACAATCAAATGGATCTCTCAATTCTGCATGAGGATACATATTCCCAAATCTATCTTTTTTATTTCTTATAATCCAAACTGAAAAACCATAACCCGGTAGCCATCTAGCAGCTTGTGGAAGTTGCATATCCATCTTACAACTCTTGTCATAAGCATGAACAATCCTTTCTATCTTCTCTGATTTATTCTTAGCTCTATCTGAATCTTTATTATTAAATGGATCAACTTTAAGATCTGGAACTCTACCTAGCTTCTGTGCTAAGTGTTCCAAACCAGAATCAATCATATTAGGTATTGGTAAATCTTCGTTATAGTTTTCTGAATTAGAACCTAATAGTGCGGCCACTCCTTGTGAACCTCCATTTAATATATTTCTAATTCTTTTCCTATAATCAAAAGATCCTGTAGATTCATGTAACCCACGAAGGTCATCAATTTTATGTGCTAACTTGTCAGCTGTATAAGCCATTATCTTTCCCACATTCTTTCATCATACGTTGTCATTTTATAATTGCTATAACTAGGAGTATAGTCGCTGTCTACTTCTGAAAGTATGATTTTCATAGTTTGTCGTATACGCTTCATAGGAAACCATGATGCCATTACTAAGTCTGTTTTTGATGTAGGAGATTTAGAATTTTTACTACTAGCTGCGCTAAAATATATTAACTGACTTCTGTATACATTCACTTTCCTCTGTGTAATTGGTGAGGCCCAAGGTATATTTATTTTACCCTGTTCAAATAAAGGAACCATTGATGTAACTCCAAATACTGGATCCCATTTATTCTTATAGGTTTGGTGTCCCTCTATCTTTACTCCATGACCTGCTGCCCAGTTCTTTATATCTTTATCTTGACCAATAGCTTTTTGAAATCCGTTTTCTTCTACTATCCAATGATATAGATTATATTGCTCATACCACTCTTTCATTACCTTATGGGCCTTTGCAATACCTCCTCCTAAATCATTCTTTATATCTACTAACCACATGTCCATAGTCTTTGCATTATATGCCCACAAAACTGCTGCTTGGTACCCTGTAGATGCTGGGTCTAATCCAGCTATTAAAGAAGTTCGTGGAGGTATATCTCCTAGTTCTCTTGACCTATCAAGACATTTATCTATCATCTCTGCATTAAATAATTCCATACCTTCTGGTACTGCTTTATTCAGATATACCATTTCAAAAATTGCTCTACCCCCTGTAGTCTCAGCTGCAGACAATTGTTCTAATAACCATTTATGACTTCTCTTACCTTTCCATAACATGTGATCATCTTGATCTTCTGATTCTTGGTCTAAAGGTATTTCTAAATCATGCGCACGTTCTACTATTGTCTCCCAAGCTTCATTGTCTAATAGTGAATTATATAAATCATCTGGGTGCTGTCTTGACCCAATAACTACCATACCGGTGTGTTCCTCTTTTCTTGATTGAAGTGTTGTTGTCCACCAGTTCTTTGTATTCTCTCTAGCACTAGGTTGAACTGTAGAACCATGATCTTCTATGTCATCAGCTACTATGAGGTCTGCATCTCTTGAAAGAATTTTTCCTCCCTTACCTACAGCTACTAATGTAGGAGATTTGATTCCAGCTACTGTTCTAGTATTAACAGTAAACTGACCTGTACTCCAAGACTTCCCAGATTTATTCATAGGCCTAAAACCTTCATACCCTGCAAAGTCTTGAATCAACTGTTCATTATTTTCTAAATGATCTAATACAGCACCTACTGCATTTTTAGCTATATCTTCATTACCCCCTACCCACATAACTCGTATATTAGGATTTTTACATATCATGTATACACAGAAGTGCGTTAGTAGGTCTGTCTTGCCGTGCCGGGGGGGTGATAGCACCATTAGTCTCTTACCATGCTTAATAGCTTCTAGGATTGCATGTATCCAACGCTTTTGAAATTCTGGGGTCTCATACTGCTCTCCTTGTTCTGTAAGGAAATATGTATCTCTAAATAATATAAAATCATCAAGTGCTGCTTTTGCTTCGGGGTTATCTTCTAATATCTTTTGATTATCTTTCAAAGCTTGGTCTTTCAAGTAAGCTGATAAAGATCTGGTAATAGTAGCTAAACTACATCCTAATATATCAGCTATCTCTTGTTTAGATTTAGAACCATTCAAAATAGAGTCAAAAAAATTTTTTTTCTCCATAATGGCATAGTATCTCCCTCTTCGTTTCTGTATATTGTGATCTACATCTTTCTCTATATGGTACTCAGATGCTGTTTTTTTTGCTCTGTAAGCCCTTTGTTTAATCCTCCTAGCACATTTATCAGAACAGTACTTCCTTCTACTCTTGGGTAGTATTTTCGTACAATCATTAGCTAGACAGAACTGTTTTTTTGCTTGGCTTTCTTTCTCCATCTGTTATAGTGTATCATACATATATTTAGTTTGAGATGGTTAAGACTACCTAACATGTGTACAAGTAAGAGTGATCGGGACACAAAAAGTCCGGGATCGGTGGCACGATAAACTAGAAAGACAAACCGGATACTCAAGGCACTTGACTTAAACTTTATCAATAAATGGTAAATATTTTGACTCTAGCTGCAGTCATAGCCCGCTTATGCCCATTTGGGTGTAGAAATAGCACTCCCTCCTACTACTAAGTAGCTAACTTTTACTGTAGTAAGAGGGCTTGTACTGATCTTATGATAGCAGTACAAGGGACCTTGACTGCAAATTTAATAAAAAGTTTATGACTTTTTTCTAAAACCCTATAAACACTACACATTTAACATACTATATCTTGTATATACTATATATGGTATACACTAGATGTGGTATAGTGTCTACTGGGGATGATAGGTAATATATAGCTAACAAACTAAATAAAGACTACCCTTGATCACACTAGCTATACACTCCGGTTCAATTCCGGACATCTCCACTAAGTACACTAGGTGTAGTAAAAGATCAATACTTACCAGCATTATTCTGAGGGATACATTCTTATTTCCCCCACACCCTAGATTGACATTAGGGGGTTGCTAAATAACTGCCTTGAGAATTTCCCTACATGTCCTGCGTGTGCCTGCCTGCGTATGTTGTGCGCCTGTCTACTTTTGTACGAGAATGCGGGGGTTTAAGGCCCCCTATTGGTTTAATCTTTCCCTCCCTATGAGGTTAAATATCAAGCTCTGAGGGGTACATAAGCCATTAAGATCATCCAACTGTATCTATTTTAAGCTGTTGCTATATTCAGAAACACCCGACTCGATTTCTTCGCGATCAGTAGAGCTAAGACCAGAAAGAATAAGCAATATATTAAATGGAGTACGGCCCGGAGATCATCGAAGGGCCTCTTCTTCTATAACTTTATATATAAAAAACTTACCCCACACACACGACCAAAAGAAAGAGAGACCCGAGGGCCTCTCTCTCCCGTACTAACTGAAAGGGTTCGCAGTTAGTTATTTAATTACATGGCTTTTATTTGTTTCTATTTCCTTAATTTGCAATTCAACATTGTAGGAATTAACAACATCCTGATTAAAGGAATTACCCTTTGCCTTTGATAGTTCTACAAACTGGGCTTTAGTATATAGATACTGTTCAAAGTCTCCCGCCCAGTTGTATATATAGCCTCTAGGTCGTGGGAGGCCTGCCCTATCTAATAGGTTCAGGTCCTCCTCTAGTCCGTCCAATTCATAATCTTTTGGAAAGTATTTTCTAACACTATCCCAACCGATTAACTCCGACCAGAATTTATCATTTTGATTATCTCCTACAATAGTTACGGAAAAACGAGTTCCCTTCGTATTAGTAGGGCCATGATATTTAATCTTCACTACTAGATAGCCTTGTAGTTCTAAATCGTTCATTATTTCACCTCCTTACTGTCATTGTATTTCTCTTCTTTAGTTCTTAACCGGTTCCACTTCTTACGCATATTCCCCCTTTGTAGCCGGTTCCACTTCTGTAAGTTTATAATCAGGGAGTTCATCCCATGAATAACTAACCCAAGCATCAACCACTTCATGCCGTAGTTTTCCCTTTCCATCCCAGTCTATATATAGAATAGGAGGGCTTTCAAATTCAACTTTATATCTAGCCATATTATTATTCCTCCTCTAGTTCAATCATGGCTTCCGCAACCATCGGACTACAAGTATTACAGAAGAAGCCCCAACGTGTTAAATACATTGTGTTCGGCAGTTGATAGCCTTCATCCTCCGTTATCTTTTCCCCGAAGTTATCACAATCAAGCGGGGCTTTACAATGCCTGCATAAAATAGAACCCTCTTTGAACCATTTATACGATACCTTCGGCTTAAATGTAGGCATTATGAGACCACCTTAAAACTCTCGGCAGTTGTTGGAAGTCTCCCCAAGTCCAAAGACCTATCCAAAAGTTTAACCATGTCCTTACGTGCCGGCTTCAACTCGTTGTACTGCCCCCATTCTGTTAAGACTTCAACGTCTCTTAGTTCGTTAGGATGATATGATCGTGAAAGGTCTATTCCTAATATAGTAAACCTTCTAACAATCTCACCCCCTCGCCCTCTCAGTTCCGAATAATAGTCATATTCTGGGGTCTCGTATCTCTCATAGTTCCCGTATCTATCTTGCATATACTCATTAGATAAAATGAACATAACACAATGGGCATTATGGAACATAAAACCCATATTTGCAGACCCGCTCTGAATGGTGTCGGATTTTTTCAGGTCAACCCTAAAGGCCAACCCGACATCATACATTCTTGCCCGCTTATATAGGGGATTTGTCGGATGAAACCATCTAAGGTTTAACCACGTAACCCCCTTCTTACTAGCCCTGTTTTTGAAAGTCTTATAAAATTCAATCATTATAAAACCTCCGCATCTATTCGCATCATTTTTTTGTACCTCCTTATATGTACCCTCTAAGTTTGGCACAATTAGGAGGAATTGCAAGGATTAAACAGGCCCGGAGATCATCGGATTGCATATATATATTTTTTTATATATATATTGAAGCACCCGAAAAACTCTTTCCCTATTTAATAAGTATGAGATGTAAACAATGTAATTCAAAGAATGTATTTGAGTTAGTTAAACAAAATATAAATAATAAAAAGATAATCGGAAAATTATATTCAAATATATATTGGTGTGCTAAATGTCAGGGAGACAGCAAAGGATTAATAGAAACATATATAAAGTAGATCTTTATATAAATATATCTTTGTATTTCAGGGGTATCTAAACGCACCCGACACCAAAGAGAAACCCCCCAGTAGCGGAAACTGAGGGGCTTTCTCTGTCTATATACAAGGAGAGTATATATGTTAGGTAACTTTAATAAACTTCCTCCTCTGCGTATCCGTATATATGACTGTAATCTAATTGAAGTACCGGCTTGCTTCCATCTAAAGATATGTAAACTCCGGCTTCCGAACCATCATCCTTTACAAGATAAACAGTGAAGTTTCCATCTCCCCCGCTAGAAAAAACTACTCCAGAACATACGTTTCCGTGATTATCCTCTAAAGATTTTTCGGAAACTCTAGTGTAAAAGTTCTTTTCTTTTATAGTCGGGTCATCCAAGTATTCTTTTGTCTCTACTTGGATGTGTAGGTTCCCATCTCCTTGCTTATAGTTATCTATGTAGCACGGGTCAGTAATAAATAACTGTCCGCTATCTACTGGCGCACTACCTATATCTATTAATTTTATTTCACTCACTTGTAACCTCCTCCTTAATTACATTAACGATAGTTGTATCTTCTATATATTCTTTTGTATCTCCTTGAACAGCTAGTTCCCTAGCTTCTTGTTCATTGGTAGCCGAAACAGTTGTGAATATTCTTCTCTCCATCTCTACTGTATATCTTTCCACTATTCCTCCTCCATTATCTTTGCCCACTCATTGACATCTCTATTGCCCATGAGTTCAAGTGCTACATCTAATCCTTTACGCAGGTACTCTCTATCTGAATGTTCAACACTTACCCCGAATCCTAAATCATTTAACCAACTTTCACACTCGCTAATTAATGAATTTGTTATCTCGTTTTCTTTTGGGTTCTCTCCATCTTGAAAAGAATCAAAATGTGATTCAAAGAAGTTGCTATCAATATCATCGCTATCTACATTTACATTTATTATCAATGCTGTTTTGTATTTCATTTAGACCTCCTCTGGATAACTGTAAGAGCCGAAGCTATTACCCACTCATAGACATCAGACATATTACATACACTCGCATATCTCTTATCTTCCTTTACGAGATTAGATAATTTCTCTGATGTTTCATCTTGTGGATGTTGGCTACAAAACCATCCATCCTTTTCTTCATCAAGACCCTCATTGTAATCATATATTACTCCCTTAACGATAGAAATATAAACTGTCTCATCATAAGGGAGTCTATATTCATCCGGCATACAGTTAATTATATCTCTTAGATATAGACCATGAGCTAAGTCCTTTATGGAGAAAGACTCTTTTGCTACTAATCTTTCCTTTTCTTCTATACTCATTTCTGCACCTCATCAAGTCCACCGATAATGTTCTTCAACATATCTTTTAGGTTTGTGGATTTAGAAGTAACATCTTCTGCTACTTCCTCCGCTTCTCTTATCTTATTTAGAAGTTCGGATAGTTTCATAACGTACCTCCTATATAGTTATCTAAGTATTCTATACGATAAATATATATTTGTATACAACTAAATATTTATTTGATAAACTTTAATTATACGGAGGTTAAATGATACAGGGCATACAAATACAAAACAGAAAAGATCATGTATCCTTGTTTATTATTGTCCCTTAGTATAAACTTAACGCACACGACAGAAAATATAGGAGGTACAAGATGAGTATGAAAACATACACATTAGAAGAGCTAAATAAAAAATATGAAAATCGTAAAGTTGATTGGTATATCAATATTGGACAAGTAGCTTCTTTCAAATGGAAGAAGCGAGGGGTTCCCGAATACCAGATACTTGGAGTATCTGGGATGATTCGTGAAAACTTTGAAAACTTGGAGATGATTAACAGGAGGTTAGGATGAGTAGTTTTATATCTAAAACACTTAACGATTATTTATTTGGAGGGGAGGAGGAAGAAGAATTTATAGAGATGTCATTAGGGAAGTGGCAAGAATATAAACCTATAAAGAATCCAATAACAGAAAATCATAATTATGTTCAAGAAAGAAAATTACCTAAGTTTATTTTTAACATTGTACGTAAGTATGCTAAACATCCATCAAAGTTTTGGCCCTTAGTAGTTAAATGTCTTTATAAAAAAACATACGGATACTTTGAAACATACGGGGAGGACCTAGAGTTTGTAAAGAAACAGAATCCTTTATGTATATGGACAGAGGTTCACGCAAGCGGAAGCTTTGAGGGAATACAAAGTGGATTCATGTCAGTTGATAGAATGATTTACTTTGTAACTGAAGTACCGAGAGATAAAAAACAATTTATATCTATTGACTACCATGATGATTGTCAAGATGAGTATGAGTATCCACGTTGTTGCGAGAAAGAATGTTATATATGCGAGGACATACTAGGTAATGATGACATGAGTGAAGTATCTAAGGGTAAATTCAAATGTGCTACTTGTGAGGAGGAAGAATGACAACTTGTATACAAGAATGGTGTGAGTGTTGCGGTATGATGTTACATTGTGAAAATTGTAAGTGTGAAATAGAGGAGGAATAATGGATATAGCATACATAAAAGTAACTGTTGATGAACACAGATTCAACAAAGTATGTAATGAGATTAATGAAATTAATGGTGTAGTAACTGTTGATGAATTAAAACTTGTGGATAAGGAGGAAGAATAATGGCATACGAATACAAAGTTGAGGTTCGTTTTATGGGAGAGAACTATGAGGATGCAGAGAATTTTGTTCACTCTATGAGTGGTAGTGATTGGATGGAACATTTAGAAACTACATCAGGATTAGATGTAGAAGAAACAAGAGAGGAGGAAGAATGAAAGATTATTGGTTACAAGATAACTCGGACAATCTTAATGAGTTTCATAAACTAGAAGTAAGAAAAGAAGATAATAGTGGAAATGTGTTTCTGAAATGGGGAAGTGAAACAATGATATTTGATGTAGAAGAAGAGGAGAAATAATGAAATATATTCTTAGAAGTGTTGATTATGATTCTATTTATTATACACAAGATACTAAACCTAACTTAAAAAAACTTCTTAAAGAGTGGGAAGAAGAAGGAATGAGTGTTGCATACGATAAGATATATTCATTCAAGAACTTAACAGAAGTAAATAAGTTTCTCTTAGAGGAAGTAAATAAGTTAGGAGATAGATCTTGATTAGTAAAAAAAAAGTATTAGTGTGTATTAATAATACGCACCCGACACGGAGGAAGAATAATGAAAGTTAAAAAATTATATAGTAAAGAAATAATTGATAGATTTGTGGACAACAAAGCATGTTATCTATACGAAGATGATGACTGGGGTTACAGTTTTAACAATGTTTCTTTCTATTACAATAGTGTTCAGCTACTTCGTTGGCTTATTTGGACAGAGACTAACGATATGCTAGATGATGCAACACCAGTGGATTTTGAAGAAGTATCTACATGGGATAAGAAGACTTGCGAGAAGTATATTGATGAAGTAATGAGTGAACATTATGAAGATAAAGATGAACTTTGGTTAGGTGAAGATTATGGACATGTAGCTTCTTACTTTGAGTGGTTAGAGGAGAATACAGAGTATATGTATCAATTCGCAGGTAGTAGCGACCATGCACAGTGGACACAAATAATACAGACTAAGAAAACAGATATGCTTAATAGGTTAAGCGAGGAGGAAGAATGATAGAGCCTAGCAGAGAAGTTAAAGGAACATTCACTATTACAGGGGAACTTGTAGTCAATGCTTATTTAGATGAGTGGGATACCGGAAGAATTGACACCGAAAAAAATTCAGACAAGCTAGACAGAATGTTAATTGCAAAAGCTATTGATAGAGAATTGAAGAATAAAGGTATAAAGGCATACGAGATAGCGATAGCTACTAAGAGTAAGCCTTTATTTGAGGAGGAATAATGGCTAAATTTAATATCTATGAAATCAGCGAAGAAGATATTTGTTGCACAATAGGTGTAGATTTTCCTCCATACAAGTTACCAATAGAGTGCGATTGTGAGGAATAATAATTATAGTGGAGGTTTAACTTTTTCTACCTTCCTCTTATACCACTTTGCATCTACTGGTTCTCCATAAGGGGCCTTCTCTTTTATCTTGTCATCCGATTCACAAGGAAGTCCATCTATATGGTGCATATATTTTTCTTTACATACTAAGCAAGGTTCATGCCTGTTGTAATCATACTCTACCTTAGCCATCACATAAGCTAGTCTTAAAGCCACCTCTCTACCCTTAAGATCTACTTTGCTTTGAATATCCATATAATTTTCCTCTTCATAACGCACCCCACTTTTCCTTTTCTTAACGCACCCGACATTTCCTTTTCTTAACGCACCCGACCCTTACTCTTCGTAACCATCTTCTCTTAGAATAGCTTTCCAAAAAGGTTCTTCAAAATAATCATTACCCCTTCTTGATTCTACAAGTTCACAAAATGTTTCTAAAGGAATACAAACTATTATTGGTACCCCATCTGGTTGCCTTTTCTTCCCATCACCTTTAACTAACCTCTTCCAAATTAATGCAGTAAAGTCTGTCTTACTTTTCTTTATTGCTTTAGCTAGCTCTCTTGTAACATTCAATGATTGCCGGGCCTTACATTCAACAAAGAAATCTGTGCCATTCCATTTGAATACCACATCTCCCTTGTCGTACTTACCGCCCTCCGGTAATCTCTCCCCTCCTAATACTTTTGCAACAAAGGTTTCTAACCTTGTTCCCTGTTGTTTCGGCTTGTTCATTATTCACTTTCCAACTACCCATATCACACATCTTTCCAAAAGGAAGAATCAGATTTGTAACTACCATCAACTTCCATTCTCTTTCCCTTTAATGCTTTACTACTATTAAGTATGTCGGCCAACGAATTAATATATATAGTCATGTGTTCTCCATAAACTCTTCCATAATCTATCTGGACTTCTCTATTCTTATATTCATAGACAAATAAATCATTAAAGTCTAAGAGAACCTCTAGTTCTCCATAACCTTTTGAGTTTAAGAAACCAACTCTAATCCCTCCATAATGACCGCAGTCATCAGTAGGTATCTCTAATCCTTTTTCTTGGATCATACTGGTAATAGCTGAATTACTACATGTATCATCTGGAAAAAAACCTATAGAATCAGATGCCGGTATCTCTTTAACAGACACACAGCTTTCTAGTATATTACTTGATAAGAGTAAATCATATACTACTTTAGATCCCTTAGATTCTATTACTTCTTTCATGTAACAAACAGCTGCCCCATCATATCATCAAACTTC